TTTAGTATTTTTAACTAAAATAATCATTAGTATATTTGCATATATCAGAAAATTTTCGTACCTTTGCATATAGATAAAAGGTAGTAGTTTTGACTATTCAGAGCCTACCTTACAAGTTGAACCAATTAAAATTATAAAGATTATGAATACAAAATTAAACTCGCTTAACGAAAAGCAGAGAAAGTTGTGGGCAATAATTCGAGAGGCATTGAATTATGAAGACACGGATGAGGACTTTTATGAATTTAAGGAAGAGGCTGAAGGTCTGCTTGCTGACGATGAGGAAGATTTCTATGTTACATACAATAGTATGGATGACTTTGATGCTTCTGATGTGATAGACCTCATTAACGCATAGTAATCATTAATAATTCGAAGGCTATGGAAGAATCTTTATCAGAGTACATGCTTCGCAGATTTTGTTCTGCTTATCCAACGGTTCCAATTACGCTTTCAAAAGTCAAGGCTTATCTTGACACAGTTGATGATTGGAGAGAGTTAGACGATAGCCATTTGGCGTTATTATATAATTTTAATCTTAAAAAATAGAAAGGGAATAATTATGAGAAATTCAAATTTCAATCTTATTAAGTCTTTGGGCTATGTTGTAGTGTTGGTAAGTATGGCTTCGCACTCTGTACCGCACGAATATTGGCAAAACACAGAAGACGGACTTCTGTATGGTCATGTTGGTGACAGTGAAGAAGAACACAAACTTTTAATGATGGAAGGTGCTGTATGAAATATTGTATCGAAAGAATTTGCCCCACAGGTGATGTTTCCGAAGAGTTTGGAGACTACTCCGATGAAAAGGAAGCTAACAGAAACGCAGAGCTACTAAACATGGTAGATCCATTTAATAACTATAAAGTAAAGAAAGAAGCATGAAATACCAAGAGTTCAAGAAAAAGCAGCAGGATGAGTTTGGCAAGCTGCCAATGAAGGCTGCATTTGGAGACAAGCAGTTTAAGGAAATGATGGCTGAATGGGGGCTTACCACAAGTAAGGAAGACCTGGAAAAGATATGTTCCATCGGTGCCGGTGCTTATTGCCTCAAAAAGGATTACCACTTATTTCTGGTATTCGGTGAGCGTTCCGTTAAGGAATCAGAGGAGTTTCTGAGCAGCGATGAGAATTTGGTGGATGCCTTGAAATATGAATTTGGCAATCATGAGTGTGGACTTACATTTGAGTTTGAAAATGGTATCATCGCTTTGGGATATACCGTTAAGGAGTTTCTTACAGATGACAGAAAGAATAAGCTTTTTGTAAAGGCACGTAAGGAATACATTAATAGTCTGGAGGGTTAATATGAATACAAAGAATTTTGGAAACGGATATGTAGGTATCAAGATCAACAGTATTTCTGAAATAATGAAATACAATACTTTAAAAGAGCAATTTTCTATTTGGAACGAGTACGAAGGCACTTTTGATGACGATGTCGAGGTTACGGATGACGATGGAAACGTCACTGAACGAGAGCCGACAGAAAACGAGAAGATTGAGCGAATCCTGGAAGCTTTCAATAATGGAACCGTTTTATATGCAGTCTTCCAGCTGGATTGTGGACGAGTCTTTTCGGATTTAGATACTACACTTCAGAGCAAGTATGCTATCGGACAGCAGGTCTTCATTATGAGGGACAACAAAATTGTTTCGGGTAGAATTGTCCTTATATCTCTTTCAGACTATGAAGATGACAAAAAGCTTTATGTTGATTATCATTCTAGAGATATCGGAGAGAGAATATACAATATAGTGAGTACAAATTTGTGCCCTATAAGCTATCGAAGTTATTATTCTTTCAGTGAGCGCGACCGTATAGAAAGATGTCTCAAAGCAGCACTAAATAATAATTATGTTATCCTAGATATAGACACAAACTATGTAAGTAAAAGGCTTGGAGATATATTCTCTTCAAAAGAAGAACTTGTCAAACATTTAATGGAACAATAATTATGAACGTTATAAGAGTGACAGGAAATACAAAGAACAGAATAGATGCCATCTTTACGGGCAGCAAGTATCTGTTCTTCAGCCCAGATTTCGGATTGGTTGCTATCGCAACAAGGGTATCAATGGACGATAACTATTCGTATTTCGACGTGGAGTTGACCGAACAGATTTCTCCAAAACTGATTAACAAGGTAATCGAAAAGGAAGAGGCTTCCATGAAACGTATCTGTAGAGTCAACTGCATCAATTTAGGAGAAATGCCACAGCATACTCTTCCATACGTGATAGACTTAACATTGGAAAGGAGATAGCTATGGTTGTAAAGGAAATGGTTCAGTACAAAAGAACTGCTGATATGGAAGAACTCTATCTGATGCTCAATAATGATTCTGTAGCCTACGACCTTTGGCACGATGCTGCAGATAAGTACGCCCTGAAGATGGTAAATGGCGAGGCGGTAATGATGGAGAATGTCGCCCATGTGATGATTGCAAGAATCATCCAGTCATGTGACAGACTGATAAACTGGCGCAGAAAGATGATTACTGATGCCCTGGATATTACCAAAGAGCAGAAGGAGATTGTCGCATGGCAGTGGTTCTATAATAGTATGATGGATTTATATACTTATTATAAAGGTAGGCAAAAGTAAGGTTTAATATAACGGGTATTAAGGACACCCACAAGTTAGATACCTTATTCTTATCTGGCAGCCGGAAAGACGGCAGCCTACCTTCCAATAAAAATATACAATTATGAAGAATATTTATCACATACATCAGTCTTCCAATTCCTATTGGGATAGCCGTTGGACTGACACAGATTATTATCTTTGCGACAGCGAGGATGAGTATCAGCAGAAATTAGCTGAATATACCGAGAAGCGTAAGCAAATCGAGAAGGAGTTCAAGGAGAACCCAACGGAACTTAGCAAGAGTCGCGCACTATTCTTGCAGCTCAGCAAGGAACAGAAGGTGCATGCCAGCGAATACTACTACGGTCATGAATGGTGCGGTAAGGAGTTCGATGCTTTCGGTTTCTGCTGGAGTGAGAGGTTGGAGAGAAGCACGCATTACAAGTACTTCTTGAAGCCGGGTTCCGTAACAAATGAAAGCGTAAGTTCTGTCGTTGGCAGATTTACAGGATATGGAAGTTAAACTTAATAAGATTGGAGGTGAGTCATGTAGAATTAAGTAAAAATCATCGTTAATCAATGGTCGGGATTAAATAACAAACAATGTTTGATATTCTTTATTTTGCGACAGCTCGGAAAGACGGCACCCGACCTTTAATTTACATCATTATGAAAAGAAGTGAATTATTTATGGCTTGTGCCAATGAGTACAGTTACAGATGCAATTCTGATTGCGACAACTGTCAGTTATACCTTCGTTACTTAAAAGAAAAGGAGGATTAATCATGGATGAGAACAAAGATATCATCAATGTAAAAAAGTCTAGTATAGAAGCAGACTTCCCTATCGGTCAAAAGCTTTCTATCAATGGCATTAATTGTGTTGTGGCAAAACGAGGGTCTTGTCCAAATTGTATTGTATGTATTCCAAACGTTCATCGCGATGACGTCGAGATAACTTGCGAAGATTTAGCTTGCCTTGCACGTGAACGTAAAGATAGAACTAGTGTTCATTTTAAAAAGATTTAATTATGAAGGTACATTTGATTTATAAAGAAGATGCCTGGCACACAAAAGGGAGCGGCAAATTGCTCAGGGTAGCCGATAACCTTCAGAAATGCTACGCAACAGCCGAGGCTAACGGAGCTTCGGAAGAGCAACTTAAAGATTTGCGCAATATCGGGCAGAGCCAATGTAGTGGTAAAAACTATGAGTTTAATATTGAAACATGGGAGGTAACATAATATGAAATATGATGTTTGCATTCAAGAAACTTTGAGTAAGACAATAACCGTAGAGGCAGAATCAAATACGGATGCTTGCTCCATGATTAGAGAAAAGGTTAAGAATGGTGAGATTGTCCTTTCTGCCGACGATTACACCGGTTGTAGAATTATAACGGCACAGGAAGCGTATGGAAGTGAAGACAACGAAGACTGAGTTCAGAGAATTGCTTAGTATTTTGGAGAAAGCAGCTGCTTTTATTAATGAAAAAGCCACAAGGTCTAGAGACTTAGATTTGGCTAGAAGATTAACAAGGGCAAAGGGCTTGCTGGCGAAAAGGAATGGCAGTCTTCAAGGAGAAAGCGGCGATAGTCATTAACGGCATCGTGTACGTAGCGGAACCAATGGATGATTGCGAGGATTGTGCGTTTTGTACGGGCTTGGCACAATGCAGCGTAGATTTCATTTGCATCTCTATGAGAGAAGCATTCCGTAAGGGTTTTAGAGACAAGCCTATAGGTTTCAAAAAATGGAAAGGTTATGAAAGGATCAGAAACATTCAAGAAGGTAATCAAGGCATATCTTGACAAGCGTGCAGCAGAGGATGAGTTGTTCGCAAAGGATTACGCCAAGCCTGGCAAGAATATCGATGATTGCTGCGACTTTATTATCTCAGAGGTCAAGAAATCCGGAAGACAGGGGTTTGACGATGATGAGATTTATGGAATTGCAATTCACTATTATAATGAAGAAGAAGTTTCATTCACCAAGAATCAGAATTGCACCATTGTTACAAATCTCTCAGACCAGACCAAGGAGAATCTGGAGAAGAAGGCTGAGGAGGAGTTCAAGCAAGCCAAAATCATCGAACTCCAGAAGAAGGAGTCCGCTGAGAAGGAGCGCTTGAAGAAGAAAGCCGAGGCTCAGAGAAAGAAAGATGCTGAGATTGGTCAGTTGAGTTTGTTTGATTTTTAATATGTGAGTTATGAAGCCAAGAAACAAGACAGAACGTGAAGTTGTAAAACTCTCGGACAGAATTCCGGAGTTATCAGACAAGCAACGTGAGTGGGCCATCAAGACTTGCATCTCTGAAGATGATGCTTACAAGTATGGTGACAGATTTTCAAGAGGGTGTTTCTATCTAGTATGCACATTCAAGGGATGGCAGGTCCTCAGATACTTTCAGGTAAGAGCGAAGTTCCGGTTCCACAAGATGATTAAGGAGAAGATTTACTTCAAGGAGTGTATGCAGCAATGGTTGAAAGATGGGGAATATGTTTTCCTTGCCAGGCAGCGAACCAGCGGATATATAGAAGATGCTTTTTCTGCTTTCGGAAAGTTGGAAGTAAGAACGCATACTGTATGGAGTTTCTTGGGTGATCCTCGTGATATTGGATTCGATGGAGTATATTACGCTTCAGTCCAAGGCAAGTATAAATATGCTCTCAGAGACTTCGGGGAAAAGATTCTGTGTGACGAAATCTTCCGTTCCGTCAATGCTAACCCATACAATGAAACTCTCATGAGACGTGATATTGATATGTGGAAGGTGTGTAAGTACCATGAAGCTGTCTTCGACAGAGAAAAAATGTCTGCCGTCAAGATTGTTGTCAGACACGGAAAGGCTTCTTATATTTACGATAGCTTGTGGTGGGATATGCTCGACAGTATTATGTATCTTAAGAAAGATGTACGTAACCCTTCTATAGTTTGCCCGGAGAATCTTCGTGAGGCGCACGACAAGTGGCTAAAAGCAGCAGACAACAAGAAAAAGAAAATGGAGGACAGAATGACTAAGCTGCGTCTGATTGCGGAAGAGAAAATGCAACTCAGATATCTGGAGCAAGCTGCTAAAGCCGAAGAGGAGAATAAGAAAAAGGCAGAAGCAATGGCTAATGTATATGTTGACAGAAGAAAGCAGTTCTTTGACATTGACATAAAGGATGGCGCCATAGACATACAGGTTCTTAAGTCCGTCCAGGAGTTCTTTGAAGAGGGCAAGGAAATGGGGCACTGTGTATTTAGGAATGGTTATTACGATGTGAACAGAAAGCCGAACTGCCTCATACTTTCTGCCAAGGTAAACGGGCAGCGTATGGAGACAATCGAGGTAAACTTAGCCGATGTTACCGTTGTTCAATGCCAGGGCCACGGAAACATCAATTCCGCTTTTCACGATACCATTCTGAAGCTTATCAAAGATAATCTGTGGCAGATAGAATCCAGGCTCCCAAACAGGGCTAGTAGAACGGCGTAATTTTTAGTATTTTTGGCTAAAATTTTCGTTTGATATATTTGCATATATCGGGATTTTTTCGTACCTTTGCGTATGAGAAGAGCCTATTTTGCGGTGTTTTTGACTATCTAAGCCGCATATATGCACAATTTTATGTTAAAATATAGTTAATTTTAGATTTTAGGTATTTAATCATTAAATATTTTATTAAATTTGCAGCGATGGAATACGATTACAGTAAGCTCAGAGAGTTCATCAAGCGTTGTAAGTGGCAATGGGCCACTTCAATGATAGACGTTCCTCATGAGTACATTCACAGAGACAAGTGCGCATTGACAAACGACGAGTTCTATTACTTCGTCAGCGCACAGCGAGACAATGGAGTCCATGAAAGATGGGGGAAGTATAATTTCCCTTACCTTTACATTGATGGTTACAAGTATTGGACGATGGGTGACCCATTCGAGACTACTTGGATTTTGAACAGACAGAAGGTTTTCAACGAGTTCGACTTCCTGGAGTGGCCGGTACCGCGAATCTATTCGAATCAGGAAATGGACGTGATGGCAAAATCTATCATGTTCACGTTCAAGGACAGAAGATTTTTCGAGGCAGGCATCGGAAACGGAGACTTCGTCGCTTTCACCAAGATAAAGCCGGAAATGTATTATGGAGTTGATCCTAGCAAGAAAGCAATCAAGCAGTTCAGGGAGAAGACCTCTGGTTTTTTCCGAAGATGTTCTACTATTTCTTTTGAGGAGGCGATAAAGAAATGGATGTCGGCAGACAGCGTTGTGGTTGCTCTTTTCGGTACCGCTTCCTACTTCATGCCTCAGTATCTCCGCAAACTGGGCGAGAGTGGTTTGGATTATTGCCTTATGTTCTACAAGGATGACTACACCCCTGCAGAGTTCGAGGAAATGCACCATTTCACCTATGACAGAATGCAGTTGAAATCGATGTTCCCGAATTGTAACATATACAATCACAAGAATTTCGTAACCATTTCAAGTAAAAAAATCACCTGGCAACAGGCAACAGTAGAAAATGAATTATTCCCAGTATGATAAAATAGCAAGTAAGTACGACACTTTGTTTCGTGATGAAATGAGTCTCGTTGAGAACCGTGAGGTGGGGCAAATGCTCCCACCTCTCAGCGGTTCAATCCTAGACATCGGATGTGGTACCGGCTTGCTGACAGAGATTGCAAAAATCGACCCACAGGAATATCTAGGAATTGATCCTAGTAAAGGAATGTTGGAGCAGTTCACTAACAAATACCCAGCCTATAAGGATAGGGTTGTATGTGAGCCTTTCGACGGAAAGAGTTTAGATTGCAGGAATTTCGACAATATCGTAGCATTGTTCGGTTCCCCATCTTATCTTTCCCGTTATGCCGTTCTGGCAATATCGCAGTGCAAGGCTCGCAAGTTCTTGATGTTCTACAAGGAGAAATATCATCCGGTCACTTATGAGAAGTGTGATGTGGAGTTCAGACATTTTTTCTATTCAAAGAAGGTCTTGTGCAGTCTTTTTGGTGAAGAAAATGTATCAGAGTATCACAATTATTTAATAGTAAATTGCGTATGACATCACAGAAAGGTTTGCGTTATGATGGCAGTATTGACAAATACCCCATCACAGAAGGCGAGATTTACAGTTTAGGCAATGGTAGCAAGATTACCATTGCCGATATTACTTTGGGGCTTCCGGAGTTTTCAAAGAATGCCGATTGCGTATTCATCGACCCAGCAGGAAGTAAAGGTGTCCTCAAAGCGTATTATACCAAGGCGGAGAAGCAATGCCCGGTTGATAATTTTGACGAGTTCGTTGCCTACATCAAGAGGTGCATCGAGCAGATTAATCCGGACAGACTATTCGTCGAGTGCTTCTACAGAAATAAGAAACAGTTGGTTCCTATGGTAGAATCGCTGTTCCCTCATGTAAAAATCTACGAGAACACCTATTATCATAAGCCAGATTGCAAGTGCTGGATTATCCAAGGCACCAAGCAGGCAGAAGACTGGGGACTCCAGGGAATGGATGAATGGGATGCGGTGTTCAAGATTTGTAAGGATGTTCCGTTCAGCTCTATCACAGACTTCTTCATGGGTCAAGGACTTGTTGCCCAAGCAGCCTATGCCGCAGGTAAGGTTTTCTATGGTAGCGATATGAACAGAAACCGTTTGGCTGTAGCCATAAGCAAGGTAGCCAAGCGAGGTGGAGAATGGACAGTAACTAAATAATTACGCATATGATTAAACTCTCTCAGATTATCATCCTTAACGTTCCGAAGCGAGAACGTGAGGGCAAATACCTTAAGAAGTTGATAGAGACCAGCACGAAACCTTATGGTATTCCTGTCAGTATCTCTATGGACCGAGGTAAGGGTCTTTGGGACAATTATTCCCAAGCGTTGATGCAAGAGGTAGCGGAAGGAACCCATCGCATGATTATCCACGATGACATTACCTTTGACCGCAACATTCTTGCCAAGATTTTACATATTCTCTCTTTTGCTCCCGAAAACAATGTTATCAGTTTCTACAATCCTACAAATGGTGACTATACTGATTGTTACGCAAAGGGCAAGCACGTTATTTCTACAAAGACTAATTTCTGGCTGCAGGCTAGCGTATATCCAAATGACCTAGCCAAGGACTTTGTTGAAACTTCAAACAAGATGACGGATGATCAGACACGTTATGATGATTCGCGCCTTAAGGCATACCTTCAGGCAAAGGGTATCGACCTTTACGCTATCGTTCCCGGTCTGGTTCAGCATTTCGGTGCATACAGAAGCACGTTCAACAATCCAGGCGCCGTAGGTGGCATTCCTCGAAACAGCAAGACCTACGACAACCAGTTTGATGTAGAGTCTGTAGATTGGGAGAGTGAGTTCAAAAATCCTTATTTGGCTAAGTCAAGCAAGGATTGGGTTAAGGAAATCGTAAACAAGGAATTTCTCGATGAATACAAAAAACTCTAAGGAAAATCTAGCCTTGAAATTGGCGAAGGACAATATCGAGGTTGAGCAGGTGAAGCCGCTGCATATTGAATACGTCAAGGTTGATGACATTTATCCGAATGACTATAACCCTAACACGCATGATGCAGACAGCTTCGACCTTCTCATCAAATCGTTGCTCTATTTCGGATTTACTCAGCCTATCGTTGTCAACCGCTCGACGATGCAGATTGTGGACGGAGAGAACAGATACCGCGCCGCCTGCGTCATCGGATATGAAATGGTTCCTGTATGCTTTGTTGACTTCGACGAAGAGAAGTTGAGATATGCAACAATCATGCACAATGCCGCTCGCGGCCACAACAATAATGAAATGATGGGTAGGCTTAAGAATTACCTTGACACCCATTTCAGTAATTCCAGCGACAAGGTATTATTAAACAATAGAAAGAAATGATATTTTACAGTGACAAAAACGTTTATGAGGCAGCTCTTGAAAGATTCAGATACATCTTTCGGGAGTTTTATGGTAAGCGTAAGATTGTCGTGACGATGTCGGGAGGAAAGGACTCTACCGTGGTTCTCAACCTTGCGCACGAGGTTATGAAGGAGATGGGAATTGAAAAGATTCCCGTCCTCTTCCTAGACCAAGAGGCAGAGACTCCAATGACTATCGAGTACATACGATACATCATGCACTTGCCGTGGGTTGAGCCATATTGGATTCAGTCATACTTCCAGGAATGGAATGCCTCAAAGGGAGAATGGTTCAATGTATGGGGGCCAGGAGAAAAGTGGATTCGTGAGAAGGAACCAGATTCTTATGGTGATTTGGAGATTCCGCACAATCAGTATTTCTCCAAGACCCTTGATCAGGTACACAGAATGCTCTTCGGCAAAGACTACCTAACTTTAGGTGGTGTCCGTATCGAGGAGTCGCCGGCACGATTGTCGGGTCTTACTAGAGGCGAGTGCCTTCCAGGTATTACGTGGGGAGGTGGTGGCGGATATTATAAAGACGGCACACCGAGAAGTCTGGTACTCTACCCTATTTGGGATTGGAAGGTTTATGATGTATGGTATTACATCTTCAGCAACAAGCTTCCGTACTGTAAGCTCTATAACTATCAGTTCACGCAGAAGCCACTCAGAGCGTGCCGAGTTAGTTCCCTCATTCATGAGCAGGCTATCCACGACTTAGGTTTCATTAAGGAAGTGGATCCATGGTTCTACGACAAGCTGGTGCGAAGAGTGGCAAACGTCAATACATCTGTACACGTTTTTAACGAAGTGGCAACATACTGCTACAACTTGCCACCTTATTTCAAGGATTGGGATGAATACGTTGATTATCTCGCAGACAATCTTTGTGAAGACAAGAAGAATGCGGAGACTATCAAGAAAGGCTACCGTTCCGCCAAGAAGAGAAATGTAGCTAAAGCCGGTCATTGCCAGGAGTGCATTGATTACGTAATACATCAGATTGGTTATACCAGCGCTGTCTGCGTCATTGCGGAAGATTTCGGAATGAAGCGCATTCAGAGCGTAGAGCGTTCTTTGCGTCAGTATTTGAGCGACAATTATGTTAAAATAGAAAAAGCTAATAAGGAATATGAATCTTCAAGAGAACATCAAGAAGGAGTTTGATGCTGCCAAGGATAAGGTGCAGTTTTTGAACGACCTCAGAAAGTATATCAGTTCCTTATCTCCGGAGAAAGTCAACCCTGTAGATTGCGTTCTTTGGGTTGACAAGGATATGGTTGTAGCCAACAACTACAACCCTAACCATGTGGCAGATAAGGAAATGCGTCTTCTCTATACATCCGTGAGGGAAGACGGTTACACTATGCCTATCGTTACTATTTGGGACGAGAAGCTGCAGAAGTATGTAATCATCGACGGTTTCCACAGAAACCTCGTTATTCGCAAGTTTGCGGACATCAATGAGCGATGTGGCGGAAAGCTGCCTATCGTAGTTCTAGACAAGGACATCGACCAGCGTATGGCATCAACCGTAAGACATAATCGTGCCCGTGGAAGTCACTCTGTAGATGGAATGGTAAACATCGTCTTCAATATGCTCAGAGATGGTGTGTCTGAGCGTGAGATTTGCGAAAAGGTAGGTCTGGAACAGAAAGAGCTTGTAAAGCTTAAGTATGTTACCGGTTTTGCCAAGATTTTCAAGAGCTATAAGTATAATGCGGCTATCGAAAAGGTTGTCGACGAGAGACGCGTAGCAAGAGAGACAGCCAAGAAGAAGGAGGATAAGAAATGAAAGTAAAGTCAGTTAAACTCAGTGAAATCTTTCCTTACTATGACAACCCTCGTGACAACACGAATGCGGTTGAGCCTACCAAGGAGAGTATCAAGCGTTTTGGATTCGTTAAGCCTATCCTCGTTGATAAGGCAGGTGTAATCATTGCCGGTCACACAAGATACGTGGCCGCTTACCAGTTGGGTATGGAGTTCGTTCCTGTCGTTTACTCGGATATGGACGACGAAATGGCAAAGAAGTACCGCATCCTCGATAACAAGCTGGCAGAGAAGTCTTCTTTTGATGAAGACCAGCTTTTGGAGGAATTGCGCAACATGGAGGTTCCTACCGATATGCAGGCATTCTTCTTTGAGGACATCAATCAGATGCTCAACTTCTCCCTCGACAGCATCAATCAGCAGGCAGAAGAGTATGGTGGCTTCCAGGATGACTATTCTCAGGTTGATGAGGAGAACTTCGAGGCTCCATCAAATGAAGAGGCTGGCGAAAGCGAGGAAGCTTCTTCGGATGAGGAGGAAGACCCTGCCAAGGATTTGTTCGTTCTCAAAGAGCGCGAGGACGGTTCACATTATATGAAGGTCGTTTGCCCATATTGCGGAAATATGGAAACAATAGAAATTGAGGATTAACAGGTATGGAAGAGATTAAGATTAATGACAAGGTAATTGAGTTACCTATTGACAGTATCGTGCCTCATGACGGTTCGCACAAGACCGACGAGACGGCAGTACAGGCAATCATGCAGTCCATCAAGGATTTCGGCATCACTCAGCCTATTTCCGTTGATAAGAACAACGTGATTGTAACCGGTAACGGTGTGTATAAGGCTGCTAAGGCATTGGGAATGGATAAGGTTCCATGCATCCGTGTTGACTATCTGACTGATGAGCAGATTAAGCAGTATAGAATCGCTGATGACAAGACGTCCGAGTTTGCCACTTGGAACGAGAAGAAGCTTCGCAAGGAGCTCTCCTATCTCGGTGATCCTAACAGCATTCAGTTTGCTTTCGATGAGAGCATTGCCGGTATGCTTGGACTCAACGCTAAGCCAAAGGAACAGAAGCCTGCGGCCGCACCTTCAAAGGCTGAGACTAACCATACGGCTAAGAAGGTCGTAACGGAAGCCCAGAAGGACCAGAAGTTCAAGGAGGAAATGAAGGGCGTTGAGGAGAATATCCAGGTCAAGCCTTCAGAGTATTATGAGTATAATTGTTCCGCTTGCGGTAAACTAGTAAAAGTTAAGAAGCCATGACAGATGAATCATCACATCCGAAAGTAAAGTCTTTCGTACATAGAATCCCCAATCCTGTTGGAAGACCATACAAGATTAAGTCTTCTCAGGAATTATGGGATAAGTTTGTAGCTTACTGTGATGATGTTGAAAATGACCCTTGGCAGCAAAAGACTGGTAGCAACTCCATTGCAGGTGGCAGCGGAAAATCCACAAATTCCATGAGACAAGAGGTAAGGGTTTTCAGAAGAGCCTATACCCTTGTCGGATTTTGTGCTTTCTGTGGCATCGTTCAGAAATGGGCGGATTTCAAGAGAGGTAATCTTAAGAGACCAGGCTTTGAGCAGGTGATAACACAGATTGAGAATGTCGTGATGGCCCAGCAGATTGATGGTGCCATGCTTCATCAGTTTGATTCCAGCATTGTTGCAAGGCTCAACGGATTGGCAGATAAGCATATTCAAGAAGTAACCGGCAAGGATGGTGAGGACTTCAAGTTCCCTAAACTGTCCTTGGATGATATTAAAGAATTACAGAAGATAAATGGACTTTGAGAAACAACGTTTTCTTCATAAGCAGTTAGTGGCATCGTCCCTGCTGCAATTCACTACTAAGATGTTCGCCTATACTGCTCGACGTGAGTATGTAATAGGCGAACATCACAGGATTATATGTGATGCGCTCATGGATGTGATAAGGGGAAAGACTAACAAGCTGATTATCAATATCAGCCCTCGTTACGGAAAGACCCTCTTGTGTTCACAGATGTTTATCGCATATGGTCTTGCGCTGAACCCTGCTTCAAAGTTTCTTCATATATCTTATTCCGGAAGTCTCGTCCAGGACAATTCAATGGCAGTCAAGGACACGATAACTTCCACATATTTTCAAACACTATTCCCGAATGTCAAAATCAGAAAGAACGATAACACAAGATCAAAATGGAGCACAACGGCAGGTGGTGGTGAGTATGCTACATCTACCTTGGGTCAGATCACAGGTTTTGGTGCAGGTCAGCCAGACTGGACCGAAGAAGACATAAAGAACATGGATAAGTTCATGGCTACGTTCAACCCCGGTCACTTTTCGGGAGCCATAGTTATCGATGACCCTTTACGACCGGACGATGCTTTGTCCGATAACGTCAGAGAGTCTATCAACAGACGTTTCGAGACAACCATCCGTAACCGTGTAAACTCACGTCATACGCCAATTATCATCGTCATGCAGAGGTTGCACGAGCACGACTTGTGCGGTTACCTTCAAGAGATTGAGCCGAATGAGTGGAAGGTTGTTTCCCTCCCGGTAATACAGACAGACGAGGACGGAAAGGAGCGAGCCTTGTGGCCGTGGAAGCATACGCTGGAGGAGCTGTATAAAATCAAGCATGCCAGCGAGTTCGTATTTGAGACACAGTACATGCAGAACCCTACCCCTATGGAAGGTCTTATGTACCATGCCTTCAGAACATACGATGAGCTGCCGGACAGAAGGTATGCAAGAATGATTGGCAACTACACAGACTCGGCAGATACCGGTTTCGACTTCCTTTGCTCTATATGCTTCGATGCACACGATGACGGATACTATGTTACCGATGTTCTATACACTAAGCGACCGATGGAATACACGGAACCAGCGCAAGCCAATATGGTTAAGCGCAATCAGACAGACGTGTGTTTCGTTGAAAGTAACAATGGTGGACGCTCTTACGCCCGCAATGTCGAGCGCATAACAAGGGAACACGGAAACAGAATTACCCAGTTCGTAACGTTCACGCAATCGAAGAACAAACAGATTAGAATATTCACTCGCTCCAGCGAGGTAAACAATAAACTAGTCTTCCCTTCTAATTGGGAACAGTTGTGGCCGGAGTTCGCCCACGATATGAAATCCTACAGAAAGGAAGGATATAACGCCCACGATGATGCGCCGGACGCTTGTACGGGCATCATAGAGAAGTGCGAGGAGTGGCTTAACAATGCTACCGATGCACAGCTCAGACGTGGCGGTTTCTTGTAATTTCTTTTTTTACTATGTTAATTAGGCGTTTGCTCGTTAGAGTAGGCGCCTTAACTATTTAGAAATCAGCGTATTAAATTTTAGTATTTTTAACTAAAATAATCGTTAGTATATTTGCATATATCAGAAAATTTTCGTACCTTTGCATATAGATAAGAGATAGTACTTTTGGTTATCCAGAGCCTACCTTATAAGTTGAACCAATTAAAATTATAAAGATTATGAAGAATTTAGTTTACGCTCGCTTTGAGGCAATGACAGTTGATGAGATTTCAGAGCTTATGAGAATAGCATCTGAAAAGATGGCAATCAAGGTGTCTTCAGCTACACCTACATTGTTCCGAGTTTCAGCATATGGCATCTTTGATGGAGATGCAGAGGACTGGGGCTTCGAGAGTGCAGACTGCGGAATGTTCCAGGGAGAAGAGGTGTTCGAGGCAACCAAGAAGTTGTACGAGACTAAAATCGCATACCCTGTTGATGATTAGCAGGCAAACCAATCGTTGAACCAATTAAAAATAAAGATTATGGGTACTTTGTTAGTTACATTCTACAAGGAAGTGTTTCAGGGTATGGATGACAAGACCTTAGAAAAGGTTGAGTTCGAACATAAGAAGGACGCGAGCAAGAGTGATTATGAGAACATGACAGACGCTTACGACATTGCGGTAAGCAGAGGCCACAATCCTAATAAGAACATTTCAATAAAGGAGGTTTAGCTATGGACGGTATTTTTGAGACAAAGCTTCTTAAATATAAGAAGCACATCATCCAGGTTTTTGAGGATATGTTCGGTCAGAGATACGTCTATATCGACGGAAAGACGCAGACTTATTCTGTTAACAATGCAAAGAGAATGATTAGCCTATGTTGTCAACAGTAATATTCACGGATGGCGCCCAGAAGAATGTGGAGCCATCCAACGGAACGGATTTCTCATTGGAGGAGTTGAGAGGATTTGTTGGTGGACACATCGAGTTGGTCCGACTCAGCAAGTCGCAGGTGATGGTTGTTAATGAGGAAGGCAAGGTTTACGACCTTCCTCAGAACGAGAACGCCACGATGCTTGTGAATATTGCAGGTATCAGAGACGTTATAGTAGGTAATGTATTAGTTTGTGACATCAATAAAATCAAGTAATATGGATAAGAATGATTTGATGAAGTACCTCGTAGAAGAGGCAGAGTATAGTGAGAGTGAAGTAGCCGAAATGACTAACACAGAGTTGCTGGATCATTGGCTGAAGTACAACGGAATTTGCGGTTTCACAGAGGACATCAAGGATGTTATTGAAGCTGCTTTTGATGTAGATTTGGAGGACTAGCCATGTACAAAGAGAATATAGGAACTGACAGATATGGGCGCACGATGCATCTATATCACTCCTGCAACACGGTCTATTGCGACCACGTCAAGAACGATAAGGTTGTCAGGACAAATCAAATTAAGGTAGATAACGACATCATCTTAATGTTCAGTGCTTCGCATACGAGCGGAGCCTACATTTACGATGAGATTCACAGAAGATACGGTAAATGTCTATGAAAAAAAATATCACCATTGAAGTAGAAAGCTCTAGTGTAGAGTGCTACAGTAGCTTCTATACGGACCTGGAGTCTTTCGTCACGCACAGAGTGAATGGTACTCCATTGAGAATTAAAATAACCTCAGATATTAAGTAGCGTATGAAACCAATGCTAGCAACAAGATACTATCCGTCACAGACGAAGTTTCCTTGCTTCGTCCAACCTAAGTATGACGGAGTTCGCTGCATCCTTCATGAAGGAGAAGACGGAGAGATTCACCTCACATCGAGAGGCGGTAAGGAATATGATGTTCCTCAGATTAAGGCTTGGGGAGAGAAACACCGCGGTATGCTTCCTTTGGATGGGGAGATATACAACCACCAGGAATTGACCTTCCAGCAGATATGCTCTGCCGTCAAGTGCCGTTCTTCTATGACTGACAAGCTACGTATGGTTATCTACGATGCACAGATTCCGGGAAGCTTTTCTGCCAGATGGAAAGTTCTGCAGGAGGAGTTTGCTTCCATTGATCCAAACGGACCGGTGTACCTTACGCAGACTTTCGTTGCTCATTCAGAGAAGGACATCAAGCGATGGCACAAGATATTCGTTTCCACCGGTTACGAGGGTGCCATTATCAGAAATGCAGATGGAACCTATACCGAGGGCAGAAGCAATGACCTTATGAAGCTGAAATCGTTCGACACTACGGAGTTCAAGGTGGTCGATGTTTTGGAAGCGGAGGGCAATGATGCAGGTACCGCTATATTCAAACTGAAGTGTGGAGAGTACGAGTTCTGTGCCCGCCCGGTAGGTTCAAGGTCACTCAGAGCTCAATACTTAGCCGATAAGGAAGAGTTGATAGGTATGGCGGCGACTGTTCAGCATCAAGGGTATTCTGACGCTGGAGTGCCGAGATTCCCGGTATTGTTGAACATTAGGGATTACGAATAATGGCAGCATTAAATATTAACGAGTATTACGGCTGCTTCTCTTGCGAGGCTGCTGACGAGCACGGAAATGGTTGCAGGCACGGTCTGCTGTTCCCGGTACTGCTTGTGATGGGAAACAAGAGAAGCTGCCCAAACTATAAATTCAAGAAGAAATAACTATGGAAGTAAAGGTTAAGATTAAGAGAAATTACAAGCCAAAGTCAACTCTTGCGGTTCTCATTAACTATAAGAGAGGGCTGCAGAGATTGGTAAAATTCATATACCCGGATGATTGGGATATCGACCAGCTCGATTTTCACATCAATTTACACAGCGAGTTCAATGTAAGAAATGTGCGCTTTTCAGAGGACATCAGTATGATGCGTATGAAAGACAATCTGGAGGAAATCAAGAAGCTGGGCTATCGCGTTATTAGCTTGACACAGACGTATGGGTACATCTTAAGAAAGGATGGTAAGTTCCTGTCGTACAGTCTTGCTAGATACTCCTATGAGGGAGGTATCAACTTTACCTATAATTACAAGCCGTCGAGAAGCCAGGGAATGGGTTCCGTTCAGGGAGACCATGAGTTCGGATATCACGAGTTCTCCAATGAAATGATTGACAAGATGATGGACCACCCGAAGCTTTACGGTAAGGTCGAGCACTACAAAAACTTCAATGAGTACTGTCTGCTGAATGCAGGGCGAGAAAAGGCACTCAAAAAAATAATCTGATTTTTTTTTGGTTCAACACAATAAAGTACCATATGATGCGTTATTAATCTGACAGACGGATTATTAACTAAAGCTTAGCTACCGGCATGACGGGCGCATCATATGGTAAATAGAAAATTTGTTCCACAGGTAGGAAACCATCTTGGAACTATCTCGAACATTTTAGCTGTTGTTTCATTTATAGCCATAATAGGTTCAATTATAACTTGGATAAACGCCTTGAATACTTCTGGCGGTTATGGATATGAAAGTTCAAGTATTAGTGGCGTACAGGCATTTGGCTACGTTATTGACTCATTGCTTTGCCTGGTAGGTTCTTTTGTACTCAGAGGATTCTCGTTTATCGTGAAAGCAGCTGTACGCTATCTTGATGAGAAAGGTGAGTTTGATGAAAAGTAGAATGTAATTGCTATGTCATCAAAGCTTATAGTAGATCAAAAGAACGTAAAGTATCTTTTTCAAGATAAAAAAGCTACGTTCTTGATTCCTGATTATCAGCGTCCGTATGCTTGGGGAGAAGACGAATGTAAGGTCTTATGGGAAGACTTATTTTCCTTTTCATTCCCGAATAACAACTGCGACAGCTTCGATTCTTCAGAGAGTTACTTTCTCGGTCCTATAGTAACATTCCGTAATGACGAAGGGAAACTTGAAATCATTGACGGTCAGCAGCGTCTTACGACCTTGCTTCTCTTACTGCGAGCTTTCTACAATCGCCTGGAGCACATGAAAGACAATCGTTCAATCAAGATGCGAGAGGACATAGAAAAGTGCATTTGGAGAGCAAATGAGTTCGGAGAGTATGATCCAAACGACTTGAAGATAAATTCGGAGGTTGCAACAGATAACGACAAGGAAGAGTTTATGGATATACTCCGGAAAGGAACATCAGAAGGGAAAAGCCGGTATGCTGCCAACTTCAGATACTTTCAAGACAAGATAGGAAAATTCATTGAAGAATATCCTTCTTTCTTTGCATTATATCCAGCTCGCATACTCAATAACTGTGTGCTACTTCTAATAGAGGCAGAATCGCAAGATACTGCTCTTAGGATATTCTCGACGCTTAATGATAGAGGTAAGCCATTGTCTGACTCAGACATCTTCAAGGCACAGCTCTATAAGTTCTACTCATCCATCGGAAAGAAGGAAGAGTTTATCACTACATGGAAAGAGCTTGACGAACTCGTTACAAAAATATTCCACCCATATCGTGGAACACCTTTGGATGAGTTGTTTACACGCTATATGTACTACGAGAGGGCATTGCTGACTAATCGTAGTTCTATGACAGAAGGACTTCGAAAGTTCTATGAGAAAGATGGATATGTCCTACTTCGACGAGAGCAGACTTTAGAGAATCTTGTCTTGCTAGCCGACTTCTGGAAAGATGTATATTCTCAGAATGAAGACCGTTTTTCAGTGGATGTACTAAAGCGCTTGTTTATATTGAATTATGCGCCTAACAGTTTATGGACTTATATCGTATCGGTATATTTCATGCACTATAAGAATGCTGAGAATATGCTAGACAACGAGAAGTTCTATCTGTTCTTGAATCGTTTGATAGGCTTTATCTGGGCATACGCTATCAGTAACCCAGGAATAACAGCCTTACGAGCACCAGTATTCAATGAGATGGTGAATATCATAGAGAACAAAGAGATTACTTTCGAGAACTATCTATTCCAAGAGGAGTTGTTCCGTTCGCAATTTAATAACTTCAGTTTCTCAAACACTCGTGCGATTACGAAGTCGATGATTGTGTGGTGGGCTTTCTCTTTCGATAACCAGGAATTGCTTCCTCTTGACGCGGTATATGATATTGAGCACATCTTCCCAAGGAACAGACAAGTCAAGGAAGGTGGATTGTCGAGTGACGAGGTTCTTGAAATGTTGGGAAACAAATCGGTATTGGAGCGAAGAGTTAATATTCGGGCATCCGATTACAGATTTGCTGACAAGATTAAGTATTATAATGGTGAGTTCAAATCCACAGGCGAGAGGATTGGAACTAAGATACACGAATTACGAATGCTGTCACAGACGTTGACAGATTTTACAGAAACGGATATTAGAGAGCGCACGTTAAGAATGCTTGATAAGTTTATCGCTTACCTCAAATCTAACTCTCTGATTTCCAGCAAATTAAATTCGTAATTTAGGTTAAAAGATTTGGTAATTTGCCGATTTTTTCGTACCTTTGCATATAGAAAGAAGGTCGTAAAATTGACTAAGAGCCAACTACATACAAGGGCAACTGCAACGTTACGACCTGCCGAAGCTGGGACGCTAGTAGAGGCGATTCTGAGGGCGTAATGAGCGGCTGCCCTTCTTTATAAAATGAGCTCGATGGTTGCATAAACAGAATCTTATGGCAACAAACGCAGACATGAGCTTGAAAGAGTTCGCAAAGGAAATGCTGGTCGAAGTCAAAAAGGACCAGGAGTGGTTAACAAGACAGAATGGAATCATCGGTGATCTCCAGGAGAGAATTGATGAATGCTTCAAGAAAGTGCAGAAGTGCGACATGACAAAGGGTGTCTATTCCACTACGCAGATGGCAAAGGAGTTGGGCATGAGCAGCGCACAGAAGTTGTACGAAGAGCTGAAGGAGGTTGGCCTTGCGTTCAACCAGGGTTATGAGTGGATGCTGACAAGTCCCTACTCCACCTATCAGCTTACTGAGGTGACTACACACGTCATCAAGGGCAAGTACACAAGAAGACCTCTTTGGACGGAGCGAGGCAGACGCTGGCTTCTCGCATTGAAGGAGAAGAACATCATCTGCAACCTCCCGAAGCCGAGAGTGCCGAAGGCTGTTGAGAAGTGTATTGCTTCTCAATCTGGCGAGAAGAAGAAAGAGGTCAAGGTCGAGCCGCCAACACCGCTGATGAAGAAAGCCGAGACGCTTAAGGATGAAATCAACTGCCTTTTGAATCTCATTACAGAGGTCGGAAAGGGCGAGACGATGCTCCTTATGGGAGACATTATGACAATCTCCACCACCATCAGTGAGCACGTGAGCACATTAGCTTTTGATGCTTATAAGACATTAAATGCACCAACGAGGACTTCAACCAATTAAAATTCGAAAAAAGATTTGGATTTTCCAAAATAAAATATTACCTTTGCAGCGGTAAAGGAGAAAGATATAAAGGATTGGGTGAGCCGTTCACACGTCGGCCTTCGGGCGCAGACTTCGGAAGGACCCCAATCCTCTTTTTATTTCAATAACCTCATCGTGTATAAGATTTCGCCATCGGTGAGTTTTGTCTTAAACTCGATTTTCTTTCCATTATATTCAGCTTGATAGACATTGAAGAAGCAATCGTGGTGTTTGCCTTGCTCTTTTCTAACGAACTTTCCGTTAGGAAGCCAATCCTTTATGTTCAAGGCAACTTGTATCGTATCGGGCAGATGAGAGTTATTGATATTCTTAGAATATGTCTTCGTAAGGAATTTCTTATTCATGATTATTTCTTTCTCACCCAAGAACAAATAAAGCCTCTTTGCCGTCTCTTTCTCGTTTATCTGAACTTCTTTCAGATTCTCTGTTGCCCATTCGTTGATTGACTTTGTGAGTTTAGCTTTTGTCTCATTCGATACTGATGGAATGCGAACAGTCTTCTTTTTCTGTGTTTTCTCAACCTTGGCATATTGAGTGATATAGGATGATTGCTTCACCTTATCTTTATTATCATTTACCCAATTTGTGAAGTTCTTAGGCATAGCATTGCTTGGTTGTTTACCGCTCCAATACTCCTTTTCACTCATTATTACCGGGATGGCGTAGCACATACAATTCACGTGCCAACCAACCCAAGGGAAATAACTCGGGTAGACACCTGCAAGCAAATCACACATATCGTGCTTATGGCTAGGATTGTTGGTTGTCTTTATCTCCTTGCCTTTAATATAGTCCATCCTAGCCCATCTTTCCTGCTCGGCAGAACGGTAGGCCATGTTTATCTCGTTACGTGCCAGGCGAACGCTTCTGTACTCGCAGTTCTGAATGGTTATGGCTTTGCCGTATTTCTTCTTATAGTCTTTGGCAAGTGACGGATAATCATTAAGGTACTTGCTGACCTTCTTGCTGAGTTTAACAGCACTCATACCCTTCTCTATGCCGACAGACAGAGATTTCTCCAGAGCCTCCTTTACATCAGCTCTCTGGTTCCATATTCTTTCTGAAAGACCGAGACCTTTAATCTTTCTCTCCATGAAAGCCTTCTTTGCCGCGTTGTTGTGCTCAAAGTAAGCTTTCTGCTTTGCGTCCGCTATCTTCCTAGTAAAGGTGCCGATTACTCTTTTGGCAAGTAGGTCCTGCAGCGTGTTACTGTTCTTCCATTCATCCGATATGCCATTATAGACCAATGCCTGCATATTGTTTGAATAGTAATCCAGCAAGGCGTTCACCTTTTTTTCTGTTCTAGGGTAATCATCAAAAGAGAACTCGCCATCCCCATCGAAGTTGGTGGAGGTGGCGATTTTAGCGGACTCCTTGGCAAGAGTCTCATAGATGGAAATGATTTTCCGGGTATAAGCGTTCAGTCTCTTGCCAAGGTCTTTATATGCCTTTTTCTGATTAGGTAGTTTTGGCTTTTTCATACAATTTCATTTTAAAGTGTTTGCAGCAATCCCAGTTGAGAAGAACGCTCCATTTCCGATATGGGCATTTGGCTAGGATAGGCTGACCTTTAAGGCTCATGCTATGGAAGTCAGTAGCATGAGCACATTCACGGCAGAAGTGCCGTTTCTCTTCTTCCTTCTTCTTTCTCATAGCTATTCCTCCGAGAATAAGTTAGGCATAGAAGCTGCTGTTCTTGTGGCCTCTACTTCCTCTTCTCCTTGAATCTCGTTGAAAGTCTTGTCAGGATCATCGGAAAGACCGGCACGCTGGATAGATTCCTTCTGGCTGACGAGAGGCTTATTGCCGTTAGCCTTAAGCCATTTGTCAATCTGAGTATTCTCATCCTCCTGGATGAATGGAGTGATGATGTGCTCTACAGTAATCTCATCCATTCTATCTGCCCACTTCGTGTTCATCTTGGAAAGGAACGCCTTTATGACGTTGGCCTCTCTCTCGAAGCCTTCAATCCAGTCACCAGTCTCCTCTCCTATCTTAAGATGGGCATCCATGAGGAGTGTCTTTCTTGAATCGTAGCCGATATTGCCAAGGCTCTTCATATTCTCGAAACTGATGTCCGGCATCTGAGACTGCATGAAGAAAAGCTTGACGAGAGTGTCAACGTGATACTTAAGAGCCTCGATAGCCTGCTGCCAAGACACGTAGCTAACATCGCCGTCTTCGCTGACTCTATACACCCTCTTGCTCTCTCCCTTTCGCTCCATTCCAACGATGGCACCGGCAATCTTCAAGACAGGAGCGGAATTGTATGCCACAACATCGCTGTTTCGGGAAATGGTGTACTCGATATTCTCACGGATAGGTTTCAATCCTTCCCAGCATGGCTTGTGCCGGTACCAGAACACGGCTGGAATCTTGTCGATAGAAATCTCATTATCATCCACCAAATTCCATCCGGACTCTTCGTCGTCTGAAGACAGGTCCCACTTGTAATGATGGTCTGCGGTATAGGTCTCGAAGAAGGTGTGCTCTGTGTCAGTAACCTTACGCTTATACTCGAATGACAGAGCAAGCAAGTCGTCATACTCATCAAAGTAAGGATAGATGTCAACTCCGTCCATTGGAGAGAATGTCTTGCATTTCAGTTTGTACTGACTGTCGAAGCCGTAGAGTTTGTTGGGCTTCTTCTGCGTGTACCAAAGTGTGAACATCTGGCAAGAGGCGTAATAGCACTTTGCTCTGTGCATGTTCACGGCATCAATGTGTGCACAGGTGTAGATTTTCTCGATTGCACGCACAATCGTCTTCAGTTCCTCGTCAGCCTGATCATACGTATATACACGCTTGACCGGTATAGCCATTGTGAACTCAGAGATTCTTCGTGTAAGAAGCTTCTCCAATCCGACAGGCAATCTAGCTGCCTTTTCTACTATTCCGTCATCAAGCGTTCTGTCCTGTCTGCCTACGTGGTCTTCTACGATTTCATGGAGCATAGGCTCATACTCAGATAACAGGGTACTCCAAAGTGGAATATCCAACACGCGTTGTTTCAGCTCTCCTATGATGCTGCCAACGTCATTTCTTTTAAAAAGTTCATTAAAATCTATCATAATCTTCGAAGTTTTGATTTGGCAAAATTACGGATATATTCGCATATATTTAACGGTTTTAGTATTTTTAACTAAAATAATCATTAGTATATTTGCATATATCAGAAAATTTTCGTACCTTTGCATATAGATAAAAGGTAGTAGTTTTGACTATTCGGAGCCTACCTTACAAGTTGAACCAATTAAAATTATAAAGATTATGAAGAATTCAGTCGAGACAAAGAAGGAAGAGGTTAGAAAGAACATTAAGAATGCGTTCGAGTCAGCCACAAAGAAAATCAGAGACATTATTTCTGTTTGTCCTGATTGGGAGGTAGAGGGTATTGACGTAGGCTACAAGTCACTTATCGCTCATTTGAATTTGAAAGGAGTAGGAAGAGACATGATGGTGATTCGCTACCAAGCAAAGGTAGGTAACTTCCAGGAAGAGTCATTTAACACCAATGTAGCAAGCTTCGGCAGCTTTGATCTTCTGGAAACAAACGAAAATCTTAAGTACTACACTGCGGTTGGCGACATCCTCAATCATAAAGACATGCTTTCGCTTTTGAAAGATACAATGGTTTTCTTTGCAAATAAGATTGCAGAGCTACGTAAGGAGTACGATAAGTTAGATAAGGAGGATTAATTATGACAAAGCAAGAAGAAATCGATATTCTACAGTCCTTGAAGGGCGATACTTATTTCGCTCAGTTCTTCGGAAGCAAGGACATTGACCAGATGTGTCAGAACATCAATAACGACTTCGCCATTGAGGGCGGATGCGGATTTAGTCAGAAAGCAGAAGCTTTAGAGCGAATTAACGCAGACCTCAAAAAGGAGTTTCAGCAGAAAATCCATGATTTGGGAATGGAGCTTATCAAGGTTCTAGACAAGGGATTTGATGAGGATGCCATCTACCAGTTGGTTGAAGGCGAGGTCGGAATTGATGCTATCATCAAGTTCAAGCGTAAGAACAATCTGGATATTACAGATAAGGAGTTAGATTATATGATATCAAAACTTCCATGATTATGAAGCATATATGTAGTAATTGTATAGCTTCTGAGATATGCTATAGTGAAGGCAAGAAGCCTAATGACACTTTCCTTCATTGGGAATGGAGATATGCAGGTTTATGGTTTGACAATTAAATGTAAGACAATGGGAAAAGAGAAAGTTACAGTAAACGATTTGAAGGTTACACTCTCAGAGATTGGTGTAACATCTGGCTTGAAGCAGGAAAAGATTATTCAACGCCTGCAGGTCAATGGCTGCTTGATTGCAATGGTAACAGATGTATTGGATCAGCTCATCAAAGATGAACAGGGCATGTTTAGGCTGTTAAGCGTTCAGTACAAGCAAGAGCAGAAGATGCACTACACTCAGATGCAGGATGCAGCCAAAAAGTACTACTTCCATTTGAAACCCTTTAATAAGAGTTTCTTCGGTGATGAGAATATTTGCGCCAACCTGGAGGATAACGCAAATGACATCTATGAAATCATCAAGCTTCTTGCGGACCACACTAACGACCACAAGGATATGGAGACGATCAAGAGAAATCTCAGAAAGAGAAAGTTGAACCATCATATTTTCGATTAAGATTATGTCAGTATATAAAGCAAACGTAGATTTATCAGACTTATTTCACGATATGTCTTACAATTATCAGAAAAGCTTCCTTGTTGAAGAGTTCTGTTCTTTACCTATAGAACATCAGGTAGAGGTGGTTGGCGAAATGCTAAACAATCTGAACGGACAACAGGTAGCAAAAGTTATAGAAGACGCTTTTGATAATTTGCATGAGCAAGCCCAGTCGCACGTAATCAACTATGTGAAAGGGTAAGGTTATGATGTTTGGTAAAATGATAACTCGCAGATGTCTGCTTACCTTTGATGGGGGGGCAAAGATTCAAGCCGTCCTTACCATACCGAAGCCGACAAAGCCCATTTTTCCCGAGGAAATGGAGCGTCATATAATGGATGAGTTTAATAAATCGCAGCCAAATGCGGTTCATAAAGTTATAAAGTGTCATATAATGAGAAATTAAGCGTATGGAAGATTTATCTATTGGCTCAGAAATCACATTAAAGGTGGTTGAAAGTAATAGTTGTAATGGTTGCTTTTTCGCTGAGTTGGATACAGATATTTTTGAAAATGTTTGTAAGCGTATCAAGTGTACGGCTAGCGAGCGAAAAGACGGAAAGAATGTTCAATTCAAAAGAGTGAAGTAATATGGAAGAAAAGATTAATATAGCGGATATTTTAAAGGATAAACCGCAAGGAACTAAGTTGTATGATTGGTTGCATAATATAGATGTAGAGTTAGATACTATCAGTACTACAGAAACAGAAACAGTAGTTTGGTGCACGAATGAGACTGATAATAATACTACTTGCCATCGTGGTTATTCCGAATTTGGTACTGTAAGAGGATGTTTTGATGGTTTACAGATTCTCCTTCCTTCAAAGGAAATGCGTGATTGGCGCAAGTTCGGTTGGCAGAAGGGCGATGTACTGGTGAGTAAAGATAACGTGTATATTATCTTTGAAAAGTTTGAGGATGATACCTACACAAGATTTAAAGGTAAGCATTATCTTTGGAAAGAATGTGACGAAGAAGATTATAATAAAGAAGAAACCAAAATATTAACTTCTGCATTTGAGAAAGCAACCGATGATGTTGCTCAGACTTACATCAAAACCATTGAGGAACGTTTGGGCGGTAAACTCAACCTTGAAACTTTGGAAATAGAAAAGTCTGAGTTCAAGGATGGAGATATAGTAATGTCTGATTCGGGTACAATAGTTCTTGTCAGAGGAATTAGTTTAACTAGAAAAATATATTATCATGCTTATATGCGTAATGAGTATATATATATCAACCAAGTAGAAGGCGAATTTTTTAGTCGTATAAGTCGTATTAAAAGATTTGCCACGGACTCGGAAAAGCAGCAACTCTTTGATGCTCTCGCAAAGGAAGGCAAACGCTGGGATAGTGAGAAGAAACAGATTGTGGACTTAAAGCCAAAGGTTGAGCTAAAACCATTTGATAGGGTGTTAGTTAGAAATTGTAAATCAGAAAATTGGCGTGCAAATTTGTTTGGTTATATAGACAAAGATGGATTTTGTTGTTGCGTTTGGGCTAATTGGGCATATTGTATTCCTTACATCGGTAATGAGCATTTGTTAGGTACAACTAAAGATGTGGAGGGCTAGGTATGGGTAATGATAAGTTATTGAGAACAGATTTTATTTGTCTCAAAAATATGTTGGTAATATTTAATAGACGATATGCAAAAACCAACGATGAGGCAGCTTCCATACAAGAAGTGATAAAAGCAATAAATAGAAGACTAAGTGTTTAACCGCCTTCGGGCATAAAGTAAGTAATAATGGAAGAAAACAAGATTATATCCTACAAGGGATTCGATGAGAATATGAAATGCCGTGGATTTCAGTACGAAGTTGGAAAAGAGTATGAAATCCACGAAGAAATCAAGTGTTGCAAGCGTGGTTTTCATGCTTGCGAGTCTCCGATGGAAGTTTGGGAATACTATGACATGTTGACATCACGATTTGCAAAGGTAGAACAGTCTGGCAAAATTGATAAAGAAGATAACTCGACTAAGGTTTGTTCTTCTAAAATCAAGATTTCTGCTGAGTTAAAACTTGCAGACATTATCAAACTTGGGGTTGAATGGATAAAAGATGTTACATCACCATATAAGGTTAAGGCTACAGGAGAACTTAATGATAATAGTGGAGACTCTGCTCAGATTGGTTCAAGTGGCGACTATGCTCAGATTGGTTCAAGTGGCGACTCTGCTCAGATTGGTTCAAGTGGCGACTATGCTCAGATTGGTTCAAGTGGCGACTATGCTCAGATTGGTTCAAGTGGCTTCTCTGCTCAGATTGGTTCAAGTGGCTTCTCTGCTAAGATTGGTTCAAGTGGCTTCTCTGCTAAGATTGGTTCAAGTGGCTTCTCTGCTAAGATTGGTTCAAGTGGCTTCTCTGCTAAGATTGGTTCAAGTGGCTTCTCTGCTCAGATTGGTTCAAGTGGCGACTATGCTCAGATTGGTTCAAGTGGCTTCTCTGCTCAGATTGGTTCAAGTGGCTTCTCTGCTAAGATTGGTTCAAGTGGCGACTATGCTCAGATTGGTTCAAGTGGCTTCTCTGCTCAGATTGGTTCAAGTGGCTTCTCTGCTCAGATTGGTTCAAGTGGCGACTATGCTCAGATTGGTTCAAGTGGCTTCTCTGCTCAGATTGGTTCAAGTGGCTTCTCTGCTAAGATTGGTTCAAGTGGCGACTATGCTAAGATAGATAGTACAGGAGAATATTCTGTTGTTATGTGTGCAGGTAACAATTCCAGAGCCAAAGCGAAAGTAGGCTCTTGGATAACTCTTGCTGAATGGAAATGGAATGACAAGAAGAAACGTGATGTTCCAGTATGCGTTAAGACTGAGTACGTTGATGGAGAGAATATCAAGGCTGATACTTGGTATCAACTTAAAAACGGAAAGTTTGTTGAAGTTAATGAGTAACCAACCACCCTCTCCTGTAACAGGGAGAGGGTAAAAAGAAAAGGAATATGAGATTAAGTGAATTTAAAGCAGGAACTATCTTAGTTGATGGTAATGGAAAAGTGTTTATCCATGATGGTTTTGTTAACGCTGATGGATATGGTGTGATTATTGGTGAGGATTCAGACGGAATGATTCAGAAATCCAATGGTATTGGTAATTGGATGAAGGGAAGCTGCTTGAGAGAAGCAACTTCACAAGAAGTCAGTGAGTTTTTCGCTAAGGTTCGTAATACGCAGAAGATTATCAATTACTAGGATGAATAAGAAACAATTTAAGTAAGTAACTATGGATAAGAAAGAGAAATCAATCAAACTTCATCTAGATAAGGCTATTGGTTATTCAGACAAGGCTCATGACGAGTTGCAAATTGCTCTGGATATAGCTTTGGATGGAAAAGGACTTAGTAATGAAGAAAAGCGGCTTCTAAGCGTTGACTTTGCAACTGGACAAGAAGAAGCCGTAGAGCGTGTTGCTGATGGTAGTTGTAATGATGAACATACCAGTGCATGGGATAGCTCAATTAGAGACTGCCGAATATCTGAGGTATATCGCATGACAGGTGAGCAGATACGTGAATATTTTAATTTATAACTATGGATAAGAAGAAAGTTAAAGAGCTGATTGAGCAGATACAGAAGTATTGCGACCAAGCTTATAGCCCTAATTGGCAACCAAAGTCATTTGAGGAGTTTGTTAAGTTAGGCAACATCTGTAGAGAAGTTATCAAGGAGCTATCCAAGTCAGACTGGGTATCTGTTGAGGATGGGTTGCCCGAGTATGGCGAGAATGTTCTTGCTATATCAAAAGATGGGTATATGAATGTGTCTTACAGACGTAAGATTCCAAGAGATAAAATTAGTAGAGAGGTTATGGACGATAACGGATTCATTCTAAACTTCAATTTGCATTGTAGCACTATCACTCATTGGGAACCAATTGATAAATTGGAGGAATAAGTATGGTATATTTAGCAGTAAGCAAAGGAGGTTACGAATATATATTTGAAGTAAAACCTTTTCGTACGTTGGGTGACACTTGGGATGTAGCACAACCATATTCTGGTTTTCGTATTCCACAAGGCTCTATCAAAAAGCTCATCGGAAGAGAATTATCTTTTAGCGATGAGCCAGTAGAACTTAAAGAAGAATAGTTATGTTTGGATTTTATGTTATACTTACCCTAGCTGTTATGTTTATAGCTTTTATGGGTGGAGTTTTCGGTTATTTAATTGGTAACAATATTGAAGAGATAAATATGAGCATGCAAATATGTAAGGAAGCCTATCAAGAATTGATAGACGGAGATATAGAATGGCTTCTTAGACAGCCTAGAGACCTCGAAAGAGACCATATAGAGGCAGTGCTAAGAAAGAGTGTTGAACTTTTATACGGGAAGGAGAAATAGATATGGAAGTATTAAAAGATATAAGTCAGCTAACAAAAGGGTATGGAGTAACATTTGTTAACAATGATGATTTTCACTACTACGAGTACCTTATGGTACACCCTAATCGTGACACCTATTTACTTCTTATAGATAGCTGGTCGCAAGAAGTTGTACGAATACACATTAATAACCTCTTGTCTGGAGATTATTATGTTGGTAAGTACGACCAAATCTTCGTCTTGGAGAAGAGAAAAGATTTCTTCAAACGAATGATAAAGAATTGTGATAAAAGAATTGAAGAACTTAAAAGTAAGTAGTTATGGCAAAACCTTACAGAATCAAGCATAAGGCTAGCGGGTTGTACTACCAGCCTGCAAGCAATCATAGTAATCTTTCCAAGAATGGCAAGGTGTATATGGCAAACAACTCACCATTACTAATAAATGACGGATATGATTATGTATCTATTAGTGTTAGAAAAGGCACGAATGTACATAATATTTTAGAAAAGTTAATGCCCTTAAAAGGCGTAGAAGAATTCTTTGGAAAAGCGGTTTATTATCGTGTTCCAAAGAGTGAATTTGAAAAAGAAGAATTATAGCGTATGAAACCAGAAAATATCAAGTTCAAGGCTAAACGACTTGACGGAAAAGGATGGGCAATTGGAGATTTGCTGCATTCCTACGAGAATGGTGCTATCATAGTTCCCATAGAAGGTGGCGGCGCATTTTCTGTTGACCCTTCCACCGTCTGCCAGTTCACAGGACTGAAAGACTGTGAGAACCAAGACATCTACGAGGGAGACATTCTCGCAGAAAAAGAATATCCTGTTTTTGAAGTCGGGTATATTAACTGCACATTTGCTGCTGATTATATGGGATATGATAGATTTATTTTTAATCTTCTTGCATTAAGTAAAACTTGCAAGGTTTGTGGTTCAAAATTCGACAGAAAGGAAGGTGAGAAATGAAGATTAGATTAGCAAAGAAGATAATGAAAGCAGACACTTATGCTGATTATCCAAGTAAGCATCCTTCACCTTACTGGAAAGCGAAGTTTAAGGAAGCTTATAACGAGTATGGTTGTGTTACGTTCTGTGAAGATTCGAGCAAGTGTAAATACCGCAACAAGTTCGACCATCGTATTGTAAAGGCAGAAAAGATTACTGCAAGATATTCTCGCAAGCTGATGAATTGCCTTGCTAGGTTGGCTGGTAAAAATCCTTTCGATATTAGAGATATATTAGGTAGTTCAAATAAACTAAAAAAATATGATTATGAAACAAGAAATGCAAAAATCAATCTTAAAGATTCAAACAGCAGTCGAAACTCTGACAAGACAGAAAGTTATCGACAAAAATGTGTATGACTTTATCCATGGAGAAATCAAATCTCTTTCGGAAAGTGTGGAGAATATAGAGGAAGTAAATAACCTAGATGAAACACTCCTTACCTTCACAGATAAGGAGGAGTATGTAAACCAGCATATCAACCTTGCTGATACATCTGTACTTTGCAAAGAGTTGAATAGAAGAAAAGACATTGGTGACGATTTCTTTGTAGTAAAAACAGAGGGAAAATAAGTTAGCTTATGGAAAGATTAACTAAAGTAATGGATAAGTATTTATCAGAAGCAAAGAAGAAGGTTCTTACCCTCGCAGTCAGCAAGGAATGGTTCGATATGATAGTGTCGGGCGAAAAGAATGAAGAGTATCGGGTAATTAAAGACTTTTGGATGAGTCGCCTTCTCCTTATCAAGGATGAGAAATTCAAAGATTTCGATAAGTACGATAAGCTTCATATCGGTAAGACATTTGAAATGCTTATAGACATCAATACTATCAAGGAGAAACTGAATAATGGTACAATGAAGTTCGTACCATTCACTCACGTTCTCTTCAAGAACGGCTACTATGACGATAGCCCAAAGGTAGAAAAGGAGATTGAGAGTATAACCATCGGCAAGCCGAAGAAAGGTCTTTGCCCAGGCAGGTGGTTGGACCATGAGTTTTTCATTATTAAGTTCAAGTGATATGATTGCAATTAAAGTATCTTCCGAGAACATCCAAGAATTATGGAAATGCCCGGACGTTTCAGAGTTAGTAAAGACTATCAGCGGAGACCGCACGAAGCAGACGTTGATAGTTAGGTTGAAAAATCGAGAGTTCTATGTCCCTGATGGATTCTATCTCGTGAAAGACGAGAATGATCAATGGAGCGCACTCAGCCCATCACTGTACGAACTTATAAAAGACAAGGTTCATGGCGAGAAGTGAGGAAGATATCCGTGAATACCATAGAAGGTACTACCAGGAGCATAAGGAACATTTATTGGCAAGAATGGAAGTCTATCGTAAAGAGAACGCTGAAAGGATTGCTGCAAACAGAAGATACAACAGAAAGAGAAAGAAAGCCTTGGGCGGCTTAATGAACCCAGATATAAAATAATGAGTAGAGGAAAACATTTTAGTGCAGAAGAGATTGAGTTCATCAAGGTTAACGCTTTGGTGATGACGACAACGGAGATTGCAAAGCAACTCAATCGTAATTATTGGGCCATCCATCGAAAGATGAAGGAAATGGGTATCAGCAAGAGCCACGTGTTTACTGCTGACGAGGATTTCATCATTCGCAGAATGTATGGCAAGTACCCGGTAAAAGCCATTGCTACCAAGATTGGCGTGGATGAAAACGCTATTTACAACCGTTGCAAGAAGCTTAAGTTAACGAAAGGAGGTGCGCAATGATTGTCATAGTTACCGCTATGGATAAGGAATACGACCTTATCAGAGAATGGCTTATGAAGTCGGATATGCAAAACACGGTGTTGTTTAAGACGGGAATAGGAAAGGTAAATGCTGCTATCGGTTTAACCGATTTTCTCTCTTCTGTCGCAAATGACGTTGTTACAAGAGTTATATCGGTAGGATGTGCCGGTGCTGCCGTTGCAGGATTGAAACCTGGTAATGTCGTGATTGGAAATTCGTACTGCTACCACGATGTATATTGCGGCGAACCGAATGCCAACGGGCAAGTTCAAGGTATGCCGGCAGTCTTTCCTTCTGATTTCTCCTGGATTGATATGGATGAAAGATTCAGATTAGGAACCATAGCTACGGGAGATAAGTTTGTCACTACGAGGGAGCAGGTATTGGCAATTAAGGAGTTTCTTCCTAATTCTTATAACGTATGTGCTATTGACATGGAGTCTGCTGCCCTCGCGCAGGTATGCTACAAGAAGGGTATTGGTTTTACGTCCATCCGAGTTATTAGCGATAATCCCCTGGAGCCGAACCAGACCGAGCAGTATGCAGGTTTTTGGGATAGTCTTGCCGAAAAGGCATTTAGTGTTGTTTGTAAATTATTAGAGAATGATACCAAGTTTTAAAGTTGATCATACGAAACTGGAGCCAGGTCTTTATGTTTCGAGAGTAGATAAATGGGGCATGGAGACTGCTACCACATTCGATATTCGCGTGTGCAAGCCAAACAAAGATATGATGTCACCTGCTGTCGCGCACACAATAGAGCATTTGATGGCGGACTACCTACGCAATGATAGCCCTCTTAGCAATTCCGTTCTGTATTTTGGACCGATGGGTTGTCTTACAGGTTTCTATCTTATCCTTAAAGGTACGTGGACTTCAAAGCTCATAAAGGAAATGATAGTAGAAGCCTTCAAGGCTTGTTCGCTATCAAAGACGATTCCAGGTGCATCAGAAGTGGAATGCGGTAATTACAAGCTCAACGACTTAAAAGGAGCAAAAGAGCTATGTGATATGTTCTCCGTATATCTATCCACAGCTGGACCGGATAAGCTCAATTATCCAGATTAATATTTATATGTAACCATAAAGTATTTAATCATTAAGTATATTTCCTTGCAATATATTTGGTGATTAAATACTTTTTTTATAATTTTGCAGCATTACTTATTGCTATCGCTTCGTACTGGGATATTTCTTGAATTTTATTGTTCAATTAAATATTTAGTTAGAATGAAAAAAAGAACGAAGCAAGTTTTAGTTATTCTGAAACCCAAATCAAAGGCGTTGGGGTTCAGTAGAGAGGAGTTAGAGGGTATTGCTGCCGATGTTGCCAATAACTTAGAACTCGATGAAGAAGCCTCAGACGAGGATGTAAACGCAGAGATTGAAAAGCAGGTTAATGCGGTTCTTCCTTATCTTAAGATTGCGCAAAAGACCGCGCAGCGTACTATCCAGAGTTTTAAGGATAGTCAAGACTTGGATGACGACGAGGTCGATGACGATGATGATGACCCTGCCGGCAACAAGAAACCAATCCGCAAACAGAAGAGAGAGAAAGATGAGCAGGTCCCAGCATGGGCGCAGGCACTCATTACTCAGAACAAAGCCTTGCAGACCGAAATCCTCGGTTTGAAATCAGAGCGTGAGAATGATGGCCGCCGTTCTAAGCTGAAGGCACTCCTTAAGGACAAAGGTACGTTCGGAAAGACTGTCTTGAAGAATTTCGACAAGATGAAGTTCGAGAACGAATCTGAGTTTGATGATTTCTACGACAGTGTTGTGGAGGACTTGGCAGCTATCGATCAAGAGCGTGCTAACGAAGGTCTCGGAAAACTTGGTGCTCCTGCGGCTCAGAGAAAGCCTAAGAAGGATGAGGTTGAGGTTATCAAGGACAATGAGATTGATGAGCTTGCCGAAACAATGTAATCTTTAAATTTTAAAAGTTATGTATGGCGTAAGCAAGACAGAAACGTATGATTCAGGCAAGGAGTCTGTAATCATCAGAAATTACGTGAATGGCATCATGGGTGGTGTCATTCTTGACATGACAGGTTTCTCTGGAGAGTTCATCCAGTGTGGACACATTATCATTCGTGATACCGAGTCTGGCGAGTACAAGCCTATGCCGGTAACAGGTGAGGCTTATGCTTCATTGCCGGAAAATCACGAGTATGTAGGTGTCTGCATGACAACTGCTCCTGCAGATACCCCTCATGTAGGTGTTATGACGGCAGGTGAGGCTAATGATAAGGCTGTCCCTTATCCTGTCGATACGATCAAGGCAGCTTTGAAAACAGCCGTTCCTACTCTTCAGTGGGGACACGATGCAATCGGTTAAGGAGGTGATTTATGCAACAGAGTTCTTTATTTCTTAAGTATATCTTGAGTTTCTTCCCAATCCTGAAGACATTGATTGAGAAGATTAATGGTAAGCGCAAGAACGAGATGACGTATCTCCACAAAGATACATCCATTCTCCGCCGCGTTTATTCTACCGACAACAAATGGGAAGCCGATACAGTTGATACCTCTTACGTAGCTGCTGACTACGTAGCAGTGGATTCTCCGGTTCCTTTGAAGTCTCGTAACAAGATTTCAACCGCCAACGGCAAACTGCCAAAGGTCGGTATGAAGAAGTTCATGAAGGAGTCAGATATCCTCGCTCTCAGACTCATGGAAGCACAGGGAGGCCAGACGGCAGAGATTCGCCGTAAGTTGGCGCAGGACCCGGTAGCTTGTAATGTCGGTGTTGATGAGCGTAATGAGTACGCCCTTCTGTATGGCCTTTCTAACGGCTACGTAGCTGTTCGTGACGACGATAATCCAAAGGAGTTGCTCCGTATCAAGTATCAGTACTTGCCAGAAAATCAGCTCGGCATCAGCAACGTTGATAATGGTGTTACAGTTGCAGACTTGAAGGAATGTATCGAGCGAGCATCGAATGATGGCAACACCATCTTGATCTTCTGGATCGGAAAGGCTAAGTTTGACGAATTGAAGAAGGCACAGGACGCTCGCGAGCTTGTTGCCAACTACAAGGGGCAGACTTATGACTCTAACACAAAGCTGCCGGTTCCTACTGCCAGCGTATTCCAGGAGGCATTCTTGGACGAGACCGGTGTATCATTCCGCATCATCAACCGTACTGTCCGTTTGGAGCATGATGGCGTGAAGAAAAGCGTTAAGCCTTGGAACAACGATATGATTATCGGTGTCTGCTCACAGATGATTGGTGCCCTCGTTTACGGTCAGGTAGCAGAGGCAACCAACAGAGTGGCAGGTGTAACCTATCAGCAGATTGATTACAAGCTTATCTCTCAGTATTCAACAACTGATCCATTGCGTGAGACAACTGCGGTGCAGGCATACTGCTTACCTGTCATCGAGGACGTTGACACAATCTATCAGATTAATACTAAGTTGGCAGACCCAGACGTTTCGGTTGATACCGAAAAGGAGAAAGCTGATACAGAGGACGCTAAGGTAACAATCTCTGATGTGACCTACAAGAAGCCAGAGGCTATCACAACTCTTAACGCTCTCGGTGCTACACTTCCTAGTGATGCCAGCGACAAGGAGGTTATTGATGTCTATAACGAGCTTCCTCCTGTGAAGAAGAAGGAGTTTAAGGAAAAGGCAGCTAAAGCTGAGGAGTAATCATGAAGACGGTCGGACAAGCTTTGGTGGATGAGGTACACATACCTATCCCCTATGGTTTCGTGGAAAACGCCTGCATAAAGCGTGACCTCGATATCGAATCAGAGTTCACTGGTGACGTTGCCAGAAGTGACGCCTACAAAGGAACGCTTGCCGACTGTCTGCTTTCTCTCATACAAGCCGTTAGCTTCTCCGAAGCGGACAAATCAATAGGTTCCCTCTCGGAAGACCAGCGAAAGGCTATATTAGTTCAAGTCAATCGTTTATATAACTCTATCGGAGAGGAGGAGGTTTCACTTACTCCGAAGCCGACAGTTTACATTAATTGCTGATGAGTCTATTGAGTTTTCATGCCTCAAAGCTATACCGGCAGCAGAAGGTAGCTGGCTATACAGATGATGATGGAAATTATCACCAGGGCAAGACCGAGTGGAAGTTCTGCTGCACTTGTGATGTAGTTCCTGCTGGCGAGGCAAACAAGTTAGTTACATCTGACGGTTCTATTGATTACTACTCCTACGAAGTGCATAACTTGCCCGTAGGGATTGAAAAGTTCTCTTATGGGGATTTTATCAAGCTAGATATTTTAGGGGTTGAGGAGGTAATTATCAAGGTCAAGGGATTTCATCGTTATCAACTCCAGTGTAAGATATGGGCATAAGAATGACAACCAGCGCTTCCGCTCTCGATGCCTTCCTACAAAGAGCCGCAAGGAAGATACAGGAGAATGTGCTTAAGGCATTGAGCAAGCTAGGAGACGAATCTGTGGTTAGAATCCGTAACAGGTCTGCCAAGGAAAGCTGGATAGACCATACGGGCAACCTAAGAAGCTCCATAGGTTTCGCCGTGTACGAGCAGGGAAGTAAATATATGGAATCAGCCTTTTCGCAGGTTCTCAGTGGCACAGACGGCTCTGTAAAGGGCAAGAAGATGATCAATGACCTTGCTAAGGAATATTCCAGGGTTTATGCTTTGGTTGTCGTTGCCGGAATGGAATACGCAGGAGAGGTGGAAGCCTTGGAAAGCAAGGATGTCCTCGCTTCAACGAAGATATGGGCCACATCCATTGTAGAGCAGCGTGTGAAGACAGCAATAGACTCAGCAGTTAATGAAATAAACAAGTGGAAGATATGAAATCAGACGGAGCAATTAAGACAGATGTTTACCGGTACATCAACGAAAGCGGTTTCATGAATAACGTCAATGGCAAGCTGTCAAAGACGATGAGACCGCATAATTCTCATAAGGAAGATGTCGTTATCTCCATCTTGGCTAATGAGGGAACGCAGCTTCAAACGGCGATTATAAATGTAAATATATATATACAAGACCAGGATGTAGATGGGCAGTTCGAGGAGAACACTATCAGAGTTGACGAAATCTGCAAACTGGCTTGGAATCTCTTGGAAATGTTCAGAACGAGCGAGTATGCAGCCCACGCTATTGAGCAAAGGGTATATGCAACAAGCACGGGAGAACATGTAATAAATAATCAAGTTGAATATAAACTCATAAACGATTAAATTATGTCAGTAACATCATGGGGCAAATGCACTATCTACGTTCAAGAGGTAGGTAGCAAAAAGAATGAGTGGACTAAGCTCCCAACTCCAAAGGATGGCACTACTACTGTTACTCCAACGAAAGGCGATACTATGACCCAGGTTGAGGAAGGTGGCGGAATTGTTGACCGCAAGACAAAGAAGTCTACCTACGAGGCTGTATATCAGCTCTTCATCAAGAAGAACCAGTCGCAGCCATTCAAGACTATTGATGGTATCATTGAGGGTAACTACCGTTTGGCTATCCAGCCAGAAGACGCCGAGCTTCCTGGCGTTTACATGGGTAATACCACCATCGGTGCCGAGGAGGGCTATACAACAGAAGAAGGTGCTTCCATCACTTATACCCACGCAGCTCTTATCCCAGAGGGTGACGTGGTAGCTAAGACTGTCAATTCAAAGAACGAGGAAGTCTATTGTGCTTACCGTTGGCGTGTCATTACTGCCACAAAGGGAACAGGTGAAAAGTATGCCTTGACTTTCAAAAAGCCGCAGGATGGCAATACCGCTCCTGCTGAAATCTCGGAAACTTACGAAGAGACATAGGCATATCCTAACATCCCTTCTGCCGACTGAGGGTTATCAGCCGGCAACCTACCCAAGTAGCTCAGTTGGGAGAGCGAGACCAAATAGTCCGTCGCATGCAAAAAAAATCCAGGGTCTTCAAAAGCTGGTTGAAAGTCGCAGGTTCGAGTCCTGCCTTGGGTGCCAACAATTTAAATTCGAGTGATATGGAAGAGTTAGGAATCATTATATCGAATACGCTCACAGATATGCCGATAGGCTTTGATACTGAGCACGCTCACGTTAACATCTACCCTACTACACTGGGCATGATGTACCTAACGTCGCAGTTGGTAGATAGCTTGGAGCTAGACAAAGAGTTACTTCAAGCAGATCCATTCTTGGAAGCATTGCGAGTTGCAAACACCAAAAGGGAGACATGCTGCAGATTGATTGCATATCACTCACTCAACACAAAGAACGAAATACTAGACTCCAGATGTGTAAGCAAGCAGACGGAGCTAATCTTCAAAGAATGTTCCAACGAGGATATAGCCACTCTCCTCATCATCATCCTTAAGGCTAACTCATACCAGACAATAGCCAAAGAGACAGGAATGGAAGAAGAAGCGAAGCGTATGGCAAAGGTCAACGCAGCGAAGAAGTCGGAGAATAGCTTTATCTTCGGAGGCAAGACAATATGGGGAACACTCATAGACGCTGCTTGCGAAAGATACGGATGGACTTTCGATTACGTGGTATGGGGAATATCGTATAACAACCTGACTCTCATGCTCAAAGACAAGATTACTTCAATCTATCTGTCTGACGAGGAGAGGAAGAAAGCACATATACCGGCAGCAGGGGAAGATGTCATCGATGGCAACAACAAGGAGGCGGTCATGAAGGCGGTGATAGAGTCAGAGACCGAGATTTAACCGAAGTCTTCCTGCGTACGCGTGTAAAGTTCCCATATCGAACACTCACATGTGGTGTTTCCCCGGCGATTCTTTATAACAGAGTATAAATTCAAGGAAAAATAGAACATTATGCCAAGCATTAAATTCGATACAATAGTCGAGACAGCCAAGGTCGTTTCCGGTTTTCGAGACATTCAGAACGCAGTTCATCAGACTGCTGAGAGGGTTGAGAAGGACGGAAAGTCTATTGACGATGTAATCTCGAATATACAGAACAGTATGAACATTGCCATTGGCGGTTGGAGCATTGGCAAGTTCGTCAATCAGATGATGCAGGTCCGCGGTCAGTTCCAGCAGACAGAAATGGCATTCAAGACGATGTTGCAGTCTGAGGAGAAAGCCGATGCTCTCATGAAGCAGTTGATCCGCACGGCAGCCGTCACACCTTTCGGGGTTGAAGACGTTACAGAGGGAGCCAAGCAGCTCCTTGCGTTCAACGTAGCGGCCGAGGATGTCAACAAGACGCTTATCGGATTGGGAGACGTTGCAGCAGGTATGGGTATAAACCTTAAAGACCTCGTGATGCTTTACGGCACCACCATCGCCAAGGGCAAGATGGACACGATGGACTTGTACCAGTTCCTCAACCGAGGTATTCCTATCGCAGACGAGATAGCCAAGGTTATGGGTCTTGACGTTACCAACGCCATCAAGGAGGTACAGAAGCAAATCAAGGCAGGCAAGGTTACCAGCGATATCTTCATCCAGGCAATGCAGAGTATGACCGCCGAGGGTAGCAAGTTCGGTGGATTGATGGAGGCTCAGTCCAAGACTATTACCGGTCAGATAAGCAACATTAAGGATGCCATCGAGCAGATGTTCAATGACCTCGGCAAATCCCAGGAGGGTGTTATCAATACCGGATTGGGAGTCGTTTCCACCCTCGTTGAGAATTGGGAGACGGTAGGCAAGGTACTTATGACCGTCGTTGCAGCGTATGGAGCATACAAGGCTGCGGTGATAGCGATGATAGCAATATCTAAGGCGCAGGTAGCTTGGGAGAGTGCGAAAGCATTCTTGTCTTTAGCGAAGTCTATCACAACCGCCAAGGATGCCATGGCTCTGTTCAATATAGTCTCTTCTTCAAATGTTCTCGGTCTGATTCTTGGTGCAGTAGCAGCTGGAGTCACGATGTTCAATCTATTCGGCAATAGCGCTGAAGATGCAGCAACCAAGACCTCCAAGTTTACCGAGAGTGCTAATGAAGCATCAAGCAAGGTCGAGTCGCTAGTCTCCATTCTGAAGACTGCCAAGGAAGGCTCTAAGGTTTACAAGGACACCATCAAGGAGCTGTCAAACATCTATGGCAACTACGGGATTGCTATTGACAAGATCAAGGAAGACGAGAGCAACCTTGTGGATGTTAAGCAGCAGGAGATAGATAAATCCAAAGAACTCGTCGAGCAAATCAAGCTGGAGGCTACAGAGCGCAACAGAGCCAATGCAATCTCCAAGGCTAACGAAGAATACAACAACCGTATTGATAGCGCTCAGCAAGCCCTTTTGGGTAAGTTGAAGGATTATGGAACCTCTAGCAACGGCATAGCCGTCGGCATACAGAACATCGTATCTGACTCGGTTATCAAGCAGTTTGATGACCTAACACAGAAGATGGCTGGCTTGAATGAGCACTCCAAGGAGTATCAGACCTATCTGAAGCAATACAATCAGTTAGAGGCTTCTTTGATATCCGAATCTGAAAAGCTAGCTAATGCTTTCGGTTTTACAGGAGACAAGACAAGCGATGCCAGGAAGGCATTGATTGGTTATCTCTATGAACTTCGAGCGGCAAAGAAGCTGCATAGTGAAGAGGCAGATAATATCAACCGGGCGGCAGATGCAACAGAGGATTTCGGAAATAAGGCCACCTCTACCAAGAACAGGATAAATGCTTTGCAGAAACAACTCCAGGGTGCCGGCGAGGATGTACACGTTCTCTACAACCGTGTCAAGGAGTTCATGCAGAACTATGGTGTTAATGACGTAAAGTTCAGAATACAATTCGATGCCGAGATTCCTTCATGGATGAATAACATGGATGTTAAGGAGTTGGGCAAAATGGGAAGATGGTTCTCTGCGTTGGCACGCGATTTAGGAAACAACAACAAGTCAGGTGCCAAAGTCAACGGAAAGTGGATGTCAACCAAATATATCGCCCAGCGAGGATGGGATTATACCAATGCGGCGAACACCAAGCAGACCAAGGCAGAAGACGATGCTAAGAAGAAGCGGCGTGAGAAGGAAGAGGCAGAAGCCAATGCCAAGAAGAACGCTTCCAAAGCCAAGAAAGCAGCCGCCGATGCCAAGAAGCTAGCAGAAGACCGCAAGAAGGCCCAGGAGGAACTGAACGAAGATTTGAAGCAGCTGCAGCAGGAAAATATCGACACCGATATATCTCAGATGCAGGAAGGCACGGAGAAGAAGCTTGCTGAAATCAAGAACGACTACGCCAAGCGTAAAGCCGAGATTGACAAGCAGGAAGCAGAGTTCAAGAAGAAAAACAAGGAAGCTGGCAAGAAAGTAACCCTTACCTCTGCTCAGTCCAATGCTCTCTCCAAGGCTAGAGACCTCGCTACCCAAGAGTACAACAAGAAGCTTGATGAGGTCAACAGGGAAGCCCTCACCTCTATGCGTGACTACTTGAAGGAGTATGGTTCTCTCTATCAGCAGAAGCAAGCCATTGCCGAGGAGTACGAGGAGAAGATTGCCAAGGCTCAGACGCAGGGCGAAAAGCTCTCTCTTCAGCAGCAGAGAAAGAAGGACCTCCAAACCATCGAGATAAATGCCATCAGACAGAACATCGATTGGGGAAGCGTCTTCGGAGACTTCGGCGCTATGTTCAAGGACCAACTAGAGCCTACCATTGAGAAGCTGCAGGAACTCTCCAAGAGCACAACAGATGTCAATGAGCAGAAGACCATACAGGAACTTATCTCCAAGTTACAAGGCTCTGCCACCGTCTGGGATAGTGACATTTTCAAGAAGGTCTCTGACGATATCAACTCCTATCAGTCAGCCATGCAGGGCTATATTGACGCACAAGAGCGAGAGATTGAAGCCACGAAAGCCGTTACCAAGGCACAGGAAGACCTTGCCAAGGCTAAGAAGAGCGGTGACAAGACAAGTATCAGCAAGGCTGAAGCCAACCTCTCTAGAGCGCAGGGCGTACTCGCTACCGCATCTAACAATGTTTTGGAGTTCGGTTCATCAGTTCAGAAGGCATCATCAGACTTGCAGACATCTGCACAGAAGGCAGTTTCTCAGTTTCAGCAGCTTGAAAATGGCTTGCAGGGTCTCACATCGGGGTCACTCAAAGGCATAGGAAACTCCATTCTAGGACTTGACAAGCTTTTCGGAGGTAACATGCAGAAGGACGTTGCCAACACGCTTGCAAAGGGCATCCAAGGGTTGCTCGGTAAAGATAGTGACGCAGCCAAATCTCTGACGAAAGCTTTAGGAGATAGCGGTATGGCAGGTGAAATAATCTCCGCAATACTCGGCATCCTTGATATTCTGAAAGATGGCTTCGGAACACTCATAAGCAACCTCATGGACACAGTCTTTGGCGCAGTAACGGGCATCCTTGATGATGCTTTATCGGGTGACATCGTTATGAAGCCATTGAAGAGTATCGGGAACAACGTTTCTCATATACTCAACACTCTTTCGTTTGGTGGTTTCAATAGTCTGTTCGGTGGAGACGGAAATTCAAAGAAAGTACAGGAAGCTATTAACAACCTCACTTCTTCCAACGAGAGATTACAGAAGTCCATCGACAAGCTGAAAGACACCATGACAGGTACGTATGGTAAGGAGTCCACCAATGCTTACAAGGAAGCAAAGCGGCAGCAGGAGACTTACAACCACAACGTCATGGAGATTGCGAAGCAACAGATGAGTTATCATGGTTCGCACCACTCATGGAGTAGTTATTGGAGCGGGTTCAGTAATGAGCAGTTGGCTAAAATCAGACAGAACGTAAAGAGTGACTTCAATGGTGATATTACCACCCTCACACCAGAGGAAATGAAGAAGTTGCTTTCATACCAAGATTTGGTTGATAAGATCAGAGGAACAGGTAAGCATTACAAAGGACGTTCTGCTTACGGAGAGTCGGTTCTTGACAAACTCGAAGACTATGCGGACCTTGCTGGTAATCTTGATGAGCTGACTGAGCAATGGCGCGAGTCAATTACTCAGATTTCCTTTGATAGCATGAAGGATAACTTCATCAGTAACCTCATGGATATGAGTAAGTCTGCGCAGGACTTCTCTGATGATTTCGCAGAAATGATGCAGAAAGCTCTTCTCTCCTACTCGATGGAAGACCTCATGAATGGGAAATTGAAAAAACTCTATGAGGATTGGGCAGACGCAATAGATGCAGCAAATGGAGATTCATCGAAAATCGACATAGAAGCATTCAATAAGCGTTACGATGATATTGTCCAGGAAGGCTTGAAGAGGCGTGATGATTGGGCAAAGGTGACTGGCTACACTGGTTCTTCATCCTCATCACAGACTGCAACAAGCGGAGGATGGGCATCTATGGGGCAAGATACCGCAGACGAGCTGAATGGTCGCTTCACCGCCCTGCAGATTGCAGGAGAGTCCATCGCTCAGAACATGACTACCACCATATCACAGATGGAGAGCATCGTTACACTCGGAATCTCAACCAATGGCGCGGTATTGGAGATTAGAAACATGATGATTATGACAAACAGCTACCTCGAAGACATCGTGAAGTATTCAAAGCTCACCTATAATGACTTCGGAACCAAGCTGGATGATATGAACAGAAGATTAAAGGATATTTAGCCTCTACAGGCTTTTTCGCTAGTCAGCCCTTACAACTATACTCAACAATAGCAAAAGCGGCTCACAGCGAAGCCTATGAGGTTATTTAATGATTAAATAGTT